ACTCAAATCGTCGAAGCTACTCAAACCCGATTTATCGTTAAAGCCGAACTCTGGCGAACCGAAGCCGATCCGGCTCCATTCGTAACCGGTCACGCCAACGAAGTGATCTCAGAGCGCGGAGTGAATCGCGATTTTGCGTTGGAGAATTGTGAGACTTCTGCGATCGGTATTGCTTGCAAAAATGCCGGGATTGGAACCGAGAAGCATTCGATCAGTCGCGAGGAAGCTGAGAAGGTTGAACGGGTAAAGGCAGGGCAGACAACACCGGACGACAATCTCTGGAATGTAGATCAGGCGATGACAGAGATCACGACCAAACTTGGCGGAGAAGTCCTAGCCGATGAGCCTGTCTGCGCTCACGGTCGAATGACACGCAAGAAGGGAATCAGCTCAAAAACTGGCAAGGCTTACGCCGGTTGGACTTGCACCGCAAAGAATCGCGATGAGCAATGTGCACCGAAATGGGATAACTAATGGGAGACCTTGAAATGTTCTTTCCAGATCGAAGCGCGTTGAAATTTACCGATGACGGATTGATTGAAGGCGATTGGCTAGATTGCGATGGTTGCAATACTCCACAGCTTGTCAATGGTGGAATCGTCTCGGATCAGATATTCGTTTGCGCTAAATGCCGGGTGATTGAATGATTAAAATGCCAATCACTAGACAGAAGGAATGGCTAGCCCTTTCAAAATCATTCGCTCGAATTGGTCGCTTGGATTTTGATCCTAATCACGAAAGCCGAAAAGATAGGGGCTTGACACTTTTTGAATATGTGATCCAGATGGCGCAATCAATCGGAGCCGAGATCGCTGTTGCCAAGTATTTCGGTGATGACAATTTTGACCCTACTGTTGACACTTTCAAGCGTGAAGCCGATGTCGGATCTCAGATAGAAGTCAAGTGGACACTCTGGCAAGACGGACACTTAATCCTCAACGGAACAGATCGTCCGCAAGATGTGGCGATCTTGGTCGTCAACAAAGCTCCGAACTATGTTCTTGCCGGTTGGATACCGATCGCGATGGCTATGCGTGAGAAGTATCGCCGAGGCGATGGCTCTTATTGGATACCACAATCTGATCTACAACCTATTGAAAATCTTAGGAGTTCCAACTATGGAGACACTTCTCTTTGATTGTCTAAACTGTAAAGCGAGAGTCGAGCATAAGCCGAGCGATCCATTCGGAACCCTGCCGCAGGGCTTGGTATTCGTTCAATGCGTGAGCTGTGATGTCTTTTCGGTTAAGCAATTACGCAACGCCAAGTCGCACAAAGAAGCTGGGATCTCACGGTGTAGCTGTGGATCTTGGGTCATCGAAGGAGTAGCGTGTCTGATATGCGCGGGGCTCGACACGCCCATAGATTGGGAAAAACGATGAGATCCTTGACAAGCCGAATTCTGATTTCTACAATCGTCTTTTGTAGTTCTCTTTCGTTGGTTGATAGTTACAAGATATATGCAAAAACAAAAATCGGTAGTTCTAAACAATTCAAATGTTTAGATAGATTATGGATAAAGGAAAGTAACTGGAACCCGAAAGCTCGATTAGGTTCTCACTATGGAATACCACAAGGTAGATCGATCTATCTAAAGACGGCTGATCCCTATGAACAGATTGATTGGGGTCTTAAATATTTAAAGAACCGTTACTCTAAAGACTTCGCTTGTGAAGCTCTCGCTCACATGAACGCGAAGGGATATTCGTGAGCAGATCAGCACTTAGGCACAATGGTTCTACTACTCTTTGGCGCAAGATTAGACAGCGCGTGTTAGATCGTGACGCTTGGACTTGTCAATACTGTGGACTTGAAGCTGGAAGCGTTGACCATGTGATCCCTAGAAGTCTTGGCGGTGGTGACGAGGACTGGAATTTGGTCGCTAGCTGTATGAAATGTAACTTAGCCCGTAGAAGCCCCAAAAGCCCTACTAGGGGCTTTTTTAATACTGGGAAAACACCACCGACCCCTCATGGTCTTTTCTCACCGCAAAACGGCTCACAACCGACGGAATCGGTAAGTCATGACAAAGCATAGAAGCGGCTTGGTCGTGGTCGGTGATGATCGGGCTGATCTGGGAGAAGGCGGTGTAATTTACGGCTACAACACGCCAAGAATCCACTCGCCGCTTAACGATCTGCCATCTCGGGGCTCAGAATTAAGTCAATTTGCAACCGAGATCGGCTTGCCGTTGTTGCCGTGGCAGGAGTGGATCGCCAAACACGCTCACAAAGTAAAGCCCGATGGACGGTGGAAGCACTCGAATGTCTGCGTCGTAGTAGCTCGTCAAAATGGGAAGTCGACTCTAATGATGGTCAGGATCATGGCTGGAATGTATCTGTGGAACGACGGACTCCAGATCGGATCAGCTCATCGGCTCACGACATCGCTTGAGACTTTCCGGCACATCGTCAACCTAATTGAAGCCAACGATCGACTAGCTGATGAAGTAAAAAAAATTCGATGGGCTCACGGAGCCGAGGAGATAGAGCTAAAGAATGGGAATCGCTATATTGTCAAAGCGGCGAACGCGGCGGCGCGTGGTATTTCAAAGCCGGAGACCGTATTCATGGACGAGCTTCGCGAACACAAAGACGAGGACGCTTGGGCTTCAATGAGATACACAATGATGAGCGCGAAAAATCCGCAAGTCTGGACTCTATCGAATGCCGGGGACAATCACTCGATCATTCTCAATCAACTTCGAGAGCGTGGTCTAGCGGCGGCGGCAGGTGGCGACGATGAGATTGGCTACTTCGAATACTCCGCGCCAGCCGGTTGTCGAATTGATGATGTCGAAGGTTGGAGACGGGCGAATCCATCACTCGGTCACACGATTCACATCGATAATCTCAAAGCCGTTCTCAATGATCCGATCGATGTAGTTCGCACCGAAGTTCTTTGCCAATGGGTCGAGACGATCAATCCTTGCATTCCGCCGGTCGAATGGGCGAACGCCGGGGATTCTGATGTTGCACTTGATCCGGGAAAGACAGTCTGGTTCGGCTTGGATCTCTCGCCGGATCGGCGAAATGGGGCTCTCGTTGCCGCTCAAAGAATCGACGGCGAGAAATTCCAGATCCAGCTTCTCCACACTTGGCACAATCCGATATCCCTAGACGATAAACAAATCGCAAACGATATCGCGCCGTATGTTCGCAAGTATTCAGTCGATCAGATCGTATTCTCAAAGCGAACGGCGTCAGCTGTCGCGGCTAGGCTAATCCCTGCCGGATTCCCGTTGATCGATTGCGACGGTGCGGAATACGCTCAAAGCTGTGACGAATTCTTGGGTTCAATTACTTCAGGACGGCTTGTTCACTCAAACCAAGCCGAACTCACAAAACAAGTTCTCTCAGCTGTGAGACTTCCCTATGGTGATGGAGCTTGGGTGATTGGTCGCAAAGCTTCAAAGACTGCTGTCTGCGCGACGGTTGCGTCGGCTCTGGCGACACATTACGCGACACGCCCGGAGACGGAGATTGACATTCTCGTCGGTTAGGAGTAGCGGATCGCCTAGAATTGCCCAATGAAATTATGGGACGCAATAGTCGGCGCGCCGGATTTAACTTTCCAAGCTCAATCCGCTCCGATCGATATTTCCGCCGCTGATCTCGCACCGTTTAACACAGCCGACACACGAAACGCATTCTTTGGATCGCAAGTGGCGACACGCGCTCAGGCGATGTCCGTCCCGGCGATCAGTCGCGCAAGGTCAATAATTTGCTCAACGATCGCAAGCTTGCCAATGGAGCAGAGAATAAAGTCAACCGGTGAACGCGTCGAAGCTCCCAGAGTGATAAATCAACCCGATCCTCGCGTTCCCGGTTCCGCTGTATGGGCTTGGCTTGCCGAGGATTTATTGTTCTACGGTTACGGCTACCTACAACAAACCGATTCCTATGCCGAGGACGGCAGATGTCGCGCCGCTCAAAGAATCGCTCCTACTCGCGTCTCGATTGTTACTAATGCGAACGGAACCGAGATTACCGGGTATCGAGTCGATGGAACTCCGGTTCCCAATTTTGGCAACGGATCTCTAAAAGTATTTTATGGATTAGACGAAGGCTTACTCAATCGCGCCGGTCGAACAATTCTGTCAGCTGTCGAACTTGAAAAAGCGGCTTTGCTTTACGCAAAAGAGCCCGTCCCGATGATGGTCTTGAAATCAAACGGAACCG